GCCCCGTGCTCGTCACATAGCACAAATCCCCGATAGCATACGTAGTTGCCGCCGACCATTCCGTCCACGAAAATTCCGGAGGAACAGTCTGAAAACGTATCCACGGCTGCACCGGCGCCTCGTCGTCTTCCACCACAATCCGGTCATCCAGCAGCCTCACAAACTTCATCAACCCCGCATCGCGGTACACCCGCGGATCCTTATCGAACACCCCATCGTTACAGTCCACCCGGTGAATAACAGTCTCGTCAGGCTGCTCGAACAGGATGTGCCGGATAAAATCGTCCCCCACCTCCGACCAGGCCAACGGCGTGCTTCCCGGCGTATTCCCCACATTCCCGTCAATCAGGCTCTTATAATAGTGGCTCGCGTAATACACCTCGTTGCCGGTCGAATAGTTGGCCGTTGCGGAGTATGTCTCCCGATATTCCCGCTGCTCCACCTCCATAGTCTCTTCCCAGCAAGCATACTCCCACGCCTCCAGCACACGGTCATTCATCAACTCCGCCCGCAAAGCCTTCTGGGCCGCCGTCAAGCTGGCCGTATCCGGATCCAGCCCCTCCATGTGCACGATCGCCTCGAACGCCCGCTTCGCCGTACATGTCCTCACGATTTTGTCCTCAAAATCGCCCGCCGTAGCCCTGTAGCGTGTTCTGCTCTGCTACAGGGCGAAGGCGGGTTCTCTAGCAATACGAGACTTCCGTGGCGCTCACCTCAGCCGCGCTGCCGCCGTCCTTAATCATCTTCGCACCCGCCGCCATCGCCCGGCTCCACGTATCGCTCGCATTCGCCGCGTAATAGTGCCCTGTGGTCCCACCCACCGGTGTCGTCCCATCGAACGTCACCCGGATCGCCGCCGTCGCCACCGTAATCTTCACCGCCTTCGTATCCGCGTTAAGCGTTCCCAGGGCCGTCGCCCCATCCACCGCCACCTGTTGAAACGCCACCGGCACCATCGTGTCGCCGCTATTATGCACTCTCACATTATTCATTCTTATCCTCCGATTTTGTCATCGAAATCGCCCTGAGCTTGTCCAATGGCTATGCGCTCTGCGCCATGCCTTACGCTGCGGTGCCCAACGCCGTTCTACCCCCCTGTCGTCCGATCTCCACATTCGCACCGTACTGTTCCGCCAACACCCCCAGCCGCTTCAGCCGGCTCTCGAGAATCGCCGCCTTGTCTTCCGACAAATCCGAGAACATCAGCGGATTCGCCTGAACCTGCTCGTCATACCACTGCTTCCGCACCGCGTAGTTAATGCTCCCATCGTCAGGCAGCGCCGGCTCCAGACCGCCACGGATTTCCAGATAGGCCTCCTTCTCCGCATCGATCTCCCCCTGCCGCGCCACATCCACCGGCCGCAACGCCATCTCCGCCATATCCGGAGCCAGCCTCCACAACAGACTCGCCACAATCGGGCTCGGATTGATCGTCTTGTCCCGGTCCATCGCAATCAGCAAATCCTTAACCGTCTTCGCCACCCCAGCCAGAAACTCCGGATCCATGTCCCGCGCATCGAACACCAGCTCCAGGTCATACTGCCCCTGAATCTCATCCCAGCCCTTCGCCACCGGCTCGCCCTGCGAATTCGTAATCCTCGTCAGCGTCTCCTCCGGCATGTATTGCTGGCAAAGCGACCAGATCTGCATCAGCATCTCCCGCACATTCGCCAGCCACCACATCGTCCGGAACTCCTTATGCAGCGCCACCACGTCCTGCCCAACCTCCGGATTCGTCCTCCCGAAATACTCATCCGTCTGTCTCCGCAGCTCCGTCAGCATGTTCTTCAGCGTCACCGGATAGGCCGGCGGTTGCAGCCACCGGTAATCCCCATCCCGCTTCGCCTGCAACTCCATCAGCGGCTTAATCCTCAGCGCCCCCTCCCGCTGCCGCCCATGCGTAACGATCGGCGGCACCCCCGCAATCTGCGCATGATCCCCAAAACTGTCCGCCAACAACTTCGTAATCCCTTGGTGCGGACCCGCCAGCTCCGGAACCCCTCGGCTGTCCACGGCCCTGTCCGAGAGAATTTCCCGGCGCACCACATGACCGGGATATTTCCCATGGTCCATGTCCAGCGGCATCCGCTTGTGCGCCGGGAAATTCACATCCTTGTGCAACGTCACAAAATACTTTCCCGGCACCCCGTCATCGTTCACAGCCTCGAAATAGCACGTCACCACATTGTAAAGGCCCCGGTAATAATCCGTATTCTGCGCCACCACTTTCCCAGCCTTGTCCTTCACAAAGTCCGGGAATGCCGCAGACCCCTCGTGCTGCAGCACCGCGTCCACCCAGGCCTCCTCGTACTGCATCCCCGTCTCGCGTTCCCGAAGCCTCGGCTCGCTCAGCCACTCGCTCTCGAACCACATCCGGCACTCCTGAAAATCGCCCATGTTCGACGGAACCCACCAATTCTCCATAAACCGCTTGCTCTGCACGCACACCCCATCGTGCTTCAAATACGGAACCGGGAATTGCGCGACCCCCGTCTCCCGCAGCTCACGAATAACCTTACCCGCCCGCTCCGGACGAATCCCAGGGAAGAACTCCAGCATCAGCCCCGTCAACTGCTCCTCCCCGAACGTCGGGTCCTGGAGCGCCGCCTGAAAACTCTCCGCCGCCTGCCGAGCCTGTTCCATCACCACCGCACTGTCCGTAGTCGCCTTCGCCGCCTGGAGACTCTGAATCACCCGTTCCGTATACATCCCCATCAGCGCATCCGCCGTCAGACTCTGGTAGCGCAACGCCTGTTCCCGCCGATACCAGATCTTCATGAACCCGATCCCCGGCGAATCCCCGCTAACATAATTCGCCAGCTTCATCAGCTCCTCCACCCACCTCAGCCCAAGCTGATTCCGCAACACCCACCGCAACACCAGCGACGCCTTCCCCGCCCGCTCCGTATCGTTCGCCTCAACCCCCTTGAAAATTACCTGCGCCCGCAACGCGCTCACCACACACAGCATTGCCTCCTCGTTCTTCAGCATATCCGCCAGACGAATCCGAATGTCGCTCGCCCCCTCGAACGGTTCAGGCACGTCCCCCAAGTCCTCCTCGTGCTTCAGCCCGTCCGCGCTCTGCCCGCTCCATCGCGCCAACAACGTATCTTCCGCGTTCAACCGCGTAGCCCACAGATCGCGCTTCGCGTCCGAAACGATCGCATCGATCTCTTCCAACATCTTCTGGAACAGCGGTTCGCTCACCCGCCCCGGCCCGCCATCCCCGCTCACCGTGTCAATCTTAGCTTCGTCCGGCATGGTTCTTCTCAGATTTCAGATACTCCCGATCTCCGCTCACGCGCACCTCAGCAACCGCTTCCCGCCATCCGCTCCGTAAACCGTTCGCTCCTTCACCCGCCCCCACCGGTTCGCCATCCCCACCGGCGTACGTTCCCGATTATAGTCCAGGTAAATCCGCTCGTTCTCCACCAGATATTTCGCGCGGTCCTCCCGCGACACTCCGGGCGGACAATCCCGCATCATGTTGAAATAAGCGGGGAGACTCATCTGTCGAGTGAGTCTCCCCCCCTTGAATGGAAGCAGCTTGTGGCGTTCCCGCGCCAACCGCGCATCGAACGCCCGCGCTGCGTTCACCTGGGCCTGTGTGTATCCCACGACATTACCCCGTAACATTGCCGAACAGGCTGGGCTCCGTAGTGGCGGAGCCCAGCGAAACCGTTACAGCCTGCTATGGCGCCGGAAGGGCCGCATCGCGGATCCTGAAATACACCCGCACCTCTCCCGAATCCATCGCCGAAAGCGACGATGCCGGAGCCGCCGAGCCCGTAAACGAGAAACACAACTTATTGGCGGCCGTATACAACTGCTGAGTGGCCCGTCCGTACTGCAGATACACCTCGGTGCCGTCGCTGTCCAACTGCGTACTCTGCAGATACAGATTCGTTTCGGCCAGATCGCCAACCTGCATCATAACACTGGCATTCGTCGTCGGGCGAACGCTGTCGTGGAATGGCGTAACAAGCATCATCGCCACCATCTCCACACCCTGCTTCTCCGCCAGTGTGCAGAGATTCGACATCACATAGGTCGACCCATTCGTCGCCGTATAGGCCGAGAAATCGGCATAGGTAATCACCGCCACATGCGTCGCCCCCATGTCCGCCTTCGACTCCTGCGGCAGCTTATAGAAACCGCTTCCATTGCACCGCACACCCCATGCCAGCAGCCCCAGCACACTCATCAGTCCAATCAACCTCTTCATCGCTTCGTTACCCTCCTCTTAGATCTCAGATCGCGCATCTCGCATCTCGAATCGGAGCGGGCAGGATTCACCGGCCCGCTCCGCTTAGCATCCTTTCGCGTGTTTCGCGGGCTACCCCTAGCTGTTCGTCAGCACCATCCCCTGACCCTGCGGATTCAGGCACTTCAGAATCGCCACCAGCTGGTGCCAGCCGCGCGGTCCGCCGCCCGCATCCACACCCTCGAATGTCGATGCCGGCAGCATAAAGCACAACTGCCACATCGTCAGGTCCAGGAAGTACCCGCTCTTCGGAGTGTACGCGCTCGCCGCGCCCGTCCCCTCCGTGCAGGCCACATACCAGCTCGGGATCACCCGCAGCGTGCCAGCGTCGAACTCGAACTCGTCCACCGCCTGAATCAGCTTCTTCTCGCTCGCGTCGACATTGAACGCCAGCAAACTGCTCACCCCCACATCGCTCCCGATCGACCGTTGCGGCCATGTGCTCATCTGCCCCTTCAGCTCGATCCCAGCCACCACCGTCAGGTCAACCGCACCCTTCTTCTCGCCCGCCATACTGTTCAGCTGCGTAATACAGGTCGCCGGCGTGTAGCTCGCAAGCGCGCCGGTATAGTTGTTCGCGCTCGCCGGACGGAAACTGGCGTCCACCGGCTTAACCCCTTGCGCCGAATCCGAGAGCCAGCTCCCGATCCCGCGACTCCGGTACGGTGTGGCCCCGCTTTCCGCCTGCAAATCCACCGTCGATAGAATCTGCTTCTCGTGCATCTGCGCCAGGATCACCGAATCGTCCGCCGCCTGCTTCGCCTGCGGGTTCTTCACCCCGGCCGCCCGCGTCAGCTGCGCCAGCACCGTCACCATCCAGCCTGCCGTCCGCAGCAGCATCCCGTACCCCTCCATCTTCGTCGGGGTCGTGTGCGTGAAGCTCGATACGTCCGTTCCGTCCACCGTACCGGTAAACGCCCGGTCCGGATACTTCTGCACTTCCCACTCCGCCAGCATCTGCACTGGCTTCGGCCCACGCGGAATCAGCCGAGAGATCGGCGTCTTCGCACTGTCAGCCATGTAAATCGCGTCCCCGATTTCCTGCAACTTGCCCACTACATCGACTTCATAAAGTCCCGGCATTGTCGTACCTCATCTTGCAACGGGGGCCGGAGCAGGTTCCGGTTTCGCTTTCCGCGATCCGCTTTCGCCTGCCGCTTGCTCACCCGTAAAGTTTCTCGAATTGTTTCTCCAGAGCGGCCATCCCGCCGCCCTCCTTCTTGAACTCGCCCTGATCGAACGTCCCCTTCGACTTCTTCGCCGACGTCGGCGCCTTCGGTGTCGCGCTCCCCGTTGGGATCGCGGGCGGTTTGACGATCTGCCGGCTTCCAGCCGGAGGTGTCGTCGCCTGGCTTTTCGCTTTCAGGGCCGCCTTACCGGCCGCCCATATCTCGCGGGCCTGCTTGTCGGCCCGGTCCTGGATTTCGCGCGCTCGTGGGCCGATCTCGTCCAGCCGATTCTCTATCCGAATCAGCTCCTTCCGGATCGTAGCGGCCGTCACGCTCGGGTCCCCCGCCGTGCCGTCCCCCTCGTAGTCCCGCCCATCGTGTTCGCGGCACCAGTCCCGTTGGGCCCTGAGCTTGCGGCTCTCCTCGACCACCTGGGCTTCATCCTTCGTCACCAGGTCCGCGCTCAAACCCAACCGCTTCGCCAGCTCAGGGACCCCTCCCTCCAGGTTCCCCTTCGCCGTCGCCAGTTCAGCCTCCGCCGCTTCCGCACGCTCGATGGCCGCCTTCTCGCGAGCCACCACCTTGCCGATGCGACGGTTCACCGCTTGCTGCGCTTCCTCCGGAAGTCCCTTGATTTCCCCCTTCCGGATCGCGTCCGCGCTTTCCGTCGATTCCGGAGCTCCAGTCTCAGCCTCGGCCTTGTCATCGCCATCTTCCGCCGCTGCCACAACCGCCTCCGCTTCCTCACCCGTGGATTCGCCTGCCACTTCAGTCTCTTGCTCTGCGTCCATTGTTATTCTCCAATGTTGAGTTTCACCGGATGTAAAGGCATCCGTCTCCTTGATTGCCCACATCTTCCCAAAACAAAAGGGCCCCGGATATTCTCCGAGGCCCCAAACAGCACAAAACGACACAAAACGACTCAACCCGACTCAAAATCGGCTTAAATGTCGTGACAGATATTTAATCTTTTTTCCCCTGTTTCAGACGATTCGCCTTATCCACCAGTTGAATCAGCTCCTCCTGGAACTCCATCGCATCCCACAACTTCCCGCTATTGAACCGCAGATCGTCACTCGATTGCCCGCGCGCCGAACACAACTCCCTCGCCTCCTGTTCCCTCCCCGCCGCCAGATTCAGAACAGCCTCAACCGCCGCCGCGCTCTCCTTCCCCCCCAACGCCTCCAGAATCTTCTCCTGCGGCATCACCCCCACACGCCTCAACGCCCGATTCACCGCCCGACTCATCACCCATCGCTCAAGCCACATCATGCCCCGCTCCTTTCTCCCCAAACACAAACCGCTCCACATCCTCCCTCCGGTAAATCCTGCGCTTATATCCCTTCATCCTGAGCGACGGAATCACCCCCCCCCTCTCGATAGCCTCCATCAAACACCGCTTCAACCCAAACTCCCGCATAATATCTCCCCGCCTCAGCAACAACGGTTTCATAGAGCCAATCCTTTCCGCTTTCAAAACTCAGATCGTTCGGATTTCAAATCCTGCACGGCTTACCATTCACCAGCGCCGGCGGCAGACACTTCCCTTTCCGTTTCCACCGCCCAAGCCCCCTCCCCGAACCACGCCCATACGCAAACCCGCCACGCTCCCTCCCGCTCCAGCCATCCTCATTCCCCTCCAACAACCCCAAGTCCGCAAAATACCGGATATTGTCCACCGGATCCTTGCATGCCCCCTTATCCCCATCGCAAAACTTCCAATTCTCCATCGCATAGATCGTGTTCTGGCACGCATCCGAAATCAGCAGCCGCGGCGCATTCCGAAAATTTCGCCCATGCTCGTCTCCCGGCTCAGCCGTATAATCCAGCAACGCATTGATCCGTTGAATCCCATCCCCCACATCGTTTCCCGGCGTCAAATCGAAATACAACCCGATCCGCTCGAAATCCGTCTGCAACGTCACCGGCCGGTCCCGCTCCATCCTCGGATTGCTCGCCGCCCGACTGTCGATAAATCTCCCCTCCATCCGCTCCCCGTCCTCCGCGCTCTCCTCCCACGAATCGACCTCCTCTTCATCCGGAATTCGATCCCGCATGTCCGTGTTTTCGGATTTCCGATTCTTGATCTCGGCTTCCCACTGCCTCCACGCCGCCCACCCCTCCAGCCGCGCAATCTCGAACTTCATCCGCAACGTCCCGAACCCCCACGGCCCCTGCCCCTCCCCCCGCGCCCCATCGTTCAACCCCTCCTTCCTCCCGCTCGGAATCGTCCACGGCCCCGGCACACCCACCTCTCCGATCCAATATCGCCCCGGCCATTCCCGATACACATACCCCGTACCCCCGCAGATCCGGATCCACGTCATGAAGAAATTCCTTCCGCTCGCCGGATCCACAAACAGATAATTCAACCCATCCTTCGGGATCGCATCCCCCGGAACCACATGCACACGCCGCCTGAACTTCGGGAACTTCCCATGCGCCACCCGGTCCGGAACCCCATAGAACCGTTCCCGCACCCCTTCCAATCCTCCCACCGTCTTCGCCCGCAAATCCGCCACCACTTCCTTCGGGTTCCCATACGGATTATCGCTGCTCCAGAAGAACACCACCGCCTTCCTCGGGTCCACGCACCGCATCACCCGCGGCATCCTCTCGAACAACCGCCCCTGTGGCCCTGAGCTTGTCGAAGGGGCCTCTGCCAACCATCCCAGCACATCCTCCGGCCTGCTCTGCGGCGCCAATGCCGCCCGTGGCGGCTTCGCCTGGTGCGCCCCCCAAATCTCATCCAACTCCTCCACCGTCAGCCCCAGCGCCGCGTGTTCCACCCGCCCCCCACCATCCTTCGGGCACAGATACGCCGGCCCATCCCGCACCGTCACCGCCCCCTCCAGGAAAATCTGCACACTTGGCGTATATCCGTTCACCGGCGTAAACCCGATCAACCCCTTCCCGGACCTCGTACTCAACCGATACACCAGATTCTCGATCCAATCCGGCGGAATCAGCTCGTCAGGCGTCACAAAATCCAATTCCAGACCCTGCACCGCCGTATGCAAATCCTGCGTGTAATTGATAAACCGCCCCTGACTCATAATTGGCGTAATAAAACTCCGTTCCGAAAAGCCCGTCTTCAACTTGTACTTGATATACGCCAGATCGCTCTGCACCTGCACCCGCCATTCCGGCGGCATATACTTCCAGAACAGCGGCTGCTGTTCCCACACGCTCCGCTGGTCGCTCATGTGCATCGCCACCACCGTACTCTTCCCCTTCTGCGAAATCATCTCCTGCCCCATCTTCGCTTCCAGCTCGCTCTTCCCCGACCTCTGCCCCCCCAGCAACAGCACCATCTTAACCGGCTCCGCGAAACCCAGCTTCTTCCGCAGCGCCACCTTGAACTCATCCCACGTCATACCCAGCCGCCGCTTGATCTCCGCCCGCCACCCCTTATGACACCACTCCCAATCCAACAACGCCCTCGGCACCAGCCACATACTCGGCTCCCAGCCGCACCGCAACGGGTCCCGCTCCTCCGCCTCCATCACCTCAGCCCGCCGCTTCAGAATCTTCGCCAGCGCCTGTTCCGCATCACACCCCGACGCCTGCATCTCCCCCCGGATCTCCTCCAAACCCGGAACCGGCAATACCGGATGTCCCTTAATCTTCATCCCATCCCCTCCTCCAGCGCCATCTCCAGCGCCGCCAACGCCCGCCACGCCACCTGCGTCAAAGGCACCCGATTTCCCGTAACCGAATACTCCAGCAAATGCCGCAGCAACGCATCCTCATGGTCCCCGCTCTTGCTCTTATCCCAATGCAACGGCGTCCCCGGATGATGCTGCTCATTCCCCAAAAACGAAACATGCGCCACCGCCGCCAACGCCCTCGGGAAATAGACCATCAACCCACGATACAACGGATACCCCTTCCGCTCCTTCGCATCCTCCGGCAGCACAGCCCCAGCCGACTCGCGCCGCACCGGCGCCGCCCCCGCCGCCGGCGGCGTCTGGTAGAAAATAGTCTTCCCCATCCAGACACCCACCGCATGTTCCGCGCAAGCGCCCCTGGACGTCGCCCAGCCATCCAGCATATACAACGCATCGCACTCACGCACCGCCTCCAAATCGCGTTCCACACAGGCCTCGAACGAGAAATTCGGCGGCGGCTCCATCCAATCCGTGTTCTCCGGCAACGCCATCGCATCGAACCCAACCGCCCGATCCATATCGGCCGGACTGATCACCTCGTAGAGCGGCGTAAACAGATCCCGTGCCGCATCGAACGCCGGAAAATTATAAAACCGTATCCCACGCATCGGTCCCGCCAGATAAATCCTCATGCCATAGCCCCCCGGCTCATCTTGCTCCTCCATTCCGTCGTCCGAATATCCGCGCCACCAAAACCATCAGCCCCGGTATCGACCACAACGCATACACAATCCCAGTCCTATCCCTGATCGTTCGCATCGCCCTCCTTGTGGTCGTCGTCCACTACGACAGTCCTCCTCGCAAACTCCTCGAACTCACGCGCCAACGCCTCGTTCCGATTCGCCCTATGCACCCGATAACCAAGCTCCAAGCACGCCCGCACATGCGCAAACTCTCGTTCCCACTGTGGCCCCGCGAAGCGCAGACCGGCCCCACCATCTCCCCGCTCCCCAGCCGATCGCTCCGCCTCCATCCGGCCCTCCGATGTCGCCTCCACCGTCACGCTAAAATCTCCGATCGGGGTGCCGGTAAGCCCCCGTTCGCTGTACCGGCAATCGCCGCCAGTCGTAGTTTCATCAATTCTGCGCGGCGGCGCGCCCTGTAATCTGCGTCCCACAGTCTGAATTTGTGCGCGTTCTTCTCTCGGTACACCGCGCTCGAAAGCTTGGCCCGTTCAGGATGTCGCTCCCTCCATCGGCGCTGCCGTTCGGCCCCGGTCATACTCACTGATTGACACCCTTCATCAGTTTGCGAATGTCGGCCCAGGTGAACGCGGTGGGGCGATATACATCCAACCCCTTTCGGGTTGCTCGAAACGGAAGCGTCTCCGTCTTCTCAACTCGCGTCTTCCGGTTCGCGTGTGCAACCAACCAGGCACGTTGTTCAGCCGGAGACCGTATGTGAGATCCATCCAGAAGCTGCCTCCTCATGTCGGGAGGCGACGTCAAAAGCGAAACCCTCAACTCGTCAACTGCTCCGTCTGGTCTCTCCACAATCGCCGGAACACTTTCGTGCAGCAGTTTCCTTTGCTCGCTAATCGGAAGTCTTCCAAGCTCGGGAGCATTAACAAACACCTCCGGAAGAAGCGTGCCCTTTCCGATGCGTTCCAGCGCGTCGAGAAATCTCGGACGAAAGCCGTATGCACTCATCAAGCGTTCGCGGGCCTCTTCGTCTGCCGAAGTCAGCTCAACGTACACCCGAGCGGCTGCACAAATGTTTCCGAAACTATTGCGTACCAACTCGACAAACCTTGATTCCAGATTCTTCACCATGTCTAAACTCATAACATTCTCCTTTCAGGCCACGAAAACCGCGAACAAGAGCCTGGAGTGCTACGGCGCTCCGGGGGAGCGTTCGGCATGAGAAAACCAGTTGCTAAAGGCATTCACGCCCATCTCCATTTCCATTCCGTCTGGTCAAGCGCCTTCTCCACGTCTGCGCGCTTCGCCCCCTGCTGCACCCACTCCCTCATGTCCTTGGCCGGTGGCACGATCATGGCCGCAGCCATCCCCATCCTTCGGCAAAGCTCGATTCCACCATCCTGTCCCGGCTTGTCTCGGTCAGCAACAACGCACACTCGTTTCGCTCCCCATCGGAACGCCAGCAGTTTCACTTCCAGCCTGGCCCCGCGGCAGGATGGTCTTCCAACGGCGTACAACCCAATCGTCAACGCGGCGGCCGTGTCCGTCGGACCCTCGCACACAAACAACGTGTCAATCGTTTCCGGCTCGTTCACCCCGAAGAACAGCCCATCTCGGCTTCCAGCCACCGCCCACTTCTTACCTGTTGCCGCCCTCAGCCTGATTCCCGCCAACTCACCATTGAATCGCCGCATCGGGAATGCCCAGGCCGAATGAACATCCGCATACACGGCGCCCATGTCAGACAAAGCCCACGCCGCCACACCAAGCGCCGTCCCAAGCGCCCCCATCATTTCATCGGTCGTCTTCGCCGCCCAGCGGTCCATCATGTGCAAAAGCTCCGCCGGAGTCCGTTTCGTATTCTCTTGAACCTTGCGGTTCAACAGCAGGCGCTCCGGCGGAGCATCCTTCAACCAATGCCACCACCCCCCGTTGCGAGTCTTCCTCTGACTCTCGACGCGCATACAGATAGCGCCCCTGCCATCCGCCGTGATCTCGCACCAATCCGGCTTCTTGCAGATCGGACACGGATCGCGTTTCGTCACTCTGATGAACTCGCCTTTCATGATCCATAATGCCCAACAACACGCTTCTGCCTATCCTCGCGCCGCTCGTCAGGCAGAGCGTGAGCGTTCGGCTCACAGTCCGTTGTATGAACTCTCTTCATAGTCCCCTACGTCAATGCCCGGACACTCTCCGGTGCGGTGAAACGACGATCCGCAGCAAGAGCACTTCCGAGGCGTCCCGCCCTGTACGACGCGATTGCTTGCGCTTTTCCCGGCCGGTCGCGTGTTGTCTTCACTTCGTGTTTCAGGCGTCTTGCCCCGGTCGTGCTCAATCGTTTCCATGATGATCTCCACCGTCTCGCTCGTCGTCTCCAATTTCGCTTCGCTCATCTTCGCCTACTCACTCCTTCCCTATCCCCTCCTGTCATAAAGCCAATACAGCCGCCCCTGTTTCATCCCCAACCTACTGCACGAATATCCGTTGACGATTCTTGGATAGACACGATGTATGCTCTTATCCCGCACCTGCAACGATTCGTGGGGAATGAGCAAGTAGATGGAACGGTCAGGCCACGATCCCGTAAACCATTCCGTGAAATCCAAATCTCGAATCTTTATAGACCCGCAAAACGAGTTTCGCGGAACATCCACACGACGACGTATGACAATCGGTTTATTCATAACTCCCGGTTCCGGTCAACTCCCCCGTTCGGCCACACATCGTTTTCCGTGATATCGAACCGCTTAAGGACGGTGCGCCAATACTTCCCGCCCAGGGCCCGGTTCTCGGTACAGAGCTTCCACATGTCGCGCTGCAACCGTATCCGCTGGCTACGCTCCACGCTTGCGATGAACGCCCAAGCATTCAGACGCCGACGCCGGGCCGAACCAGCCGGTCGAGGCGACGAAACACCCGCCGCCGATTCAGGTTTGTCACTCATGCTTTGCGTCTCCTTCGGCGGCGGGCATCTCGCGCCTCACCGCCGCGTTCGCCGCCTGCCGGGCTGCGGCCGTCGTCTGACCAAGAGCCTTCTCCAGTTTTGCGATCCGGTTCAGAGCGTTGCCCAGCGCCGCGATCAGGTCAACGTGCAATACCTCTTCCGGTTCGTCGCACGAACAGAGTTCGTTCGCAACCTCTTCCGGTTCTCCGTACATCATTACGCTTGTCTTCATGTTTTCCTTTCGCACTGGCTGATTCAGTGCTTCCCGCCTCGGTCGGTGGCCCGGCGGGTGATTCTGTCGTTAGCCCTACCGAGTTGAAACCTCTGCTGCTTGCGATTCCACGCAATGTCAATGTCACGATCCCGGAGTTCGCCACGCCAGTATTCCGCCTGCTCGTTGGCAGACTTTCCGCCACGGGGTGTCTTCCATAACAGTTTATTCAGGGCGGCGCATATCGCCCGCAACTGGCCCTTGTCTCGGATACGACGGAACATCTTCATAGTCGCCCCTCCGCTTGGTTCATCATCCACCTCCCACAACAGGGTTCAGGCAGTCCTTTCTGCTTGAGGAGCCTTGCGCCAGATTCTCAGCAGCCCGGTCCAGCAACTCCGCCGTCTTCCGCTTCAGATCCAACTCCGCTGCCCGAGCAGCATCAAGCGTCTTGAACAACCCCAACACCTCCCAGCCCGCATCCTTCTCCATGCGCTCCCATCGCCCATAATTCCGCTCCAACACGTCCATCAACTGATGGATCCCCAACGCCCCCTTCGCGTGCCGCTCCAACACCCACATCCTTTTCACTGCATCCATAAATGCGTCCATCGCTAACCTCCGATTTTGCGTAGCAAAATCGCCCTGAGCTTGTCGAAGGGCCTGCCTATTCCCCATCCTCCGACGGATACCAATCCGGAGCGCCAGACTTGAACTCCGCAGGCTCCGTCGCCTTCTCGCTAGAGCGTCCCCCCATCAGCCCCTCCTCCGGCGGCGTCGCCCCATCGAAATTCTCAACCTCCTCCAACCGGAAATAAGGCGGATACATCCAATAGCACAGCGTGCCCGTCTCCCCGTTCTTGTGCTTCTTCAACGCAATCCGGATTGGCCGTATCTTCTTCGTCGTACCCGGCTTCGACTTATCCATCTCGTTCCGCTTCTCCACGTCGATAAACACCATCGCCACCTTCTCCGCGTCCTGTTCCAACGCCCCAGAATCGCGCAAATCGTTCAACTCCGGTTCCCGCTCGTCGTTAGCCGCCCCACGGTTCAACTGGCTCAACACCAGCATCGGAACACCCAGCGACAAACTCAGCTTCTTCAACTGACCGCTCACATAACTCACCCGCGTATTCGCATCCCACTCGCTCCGCCCCATCTCCGGCGCCCCGATCAGCTGAATGTAATCCACCGTCAGCAACTTCACCCCGTGCTTCAACACCATCGCCCGGAACCAACTGCAAATCCCACCCACCGTCCGCAGATCGTCCCGGATAAACAACGGATACTTCCCAATCGAATCCGCCGCCTCCTGAGCCTTAGCCACCGATCCCTCCCCCGCATACCCGAACTTCATCTTCGGCAAACTCACTCCCGCCTTCCGCGCAATCGCCCGCTCCAACAGACTCTTCCGCGTACTGTCCAGCGTCGCCCTCGCCACAGGAACCCCGTCCCGCGCCAGCTCACAGCAAATCTGGTCCTCGATCGTCGTCTTCCCCGCGCTCGGCCGCCCCGCCAGAATGAAAATCCCCGGCTCCAACCCGCAGCACATCTCCGTCAGCGCCGCCCACGGAGTCTGCAACCCGATCGCCGGAACCTTATTCTCGAACGCATCCTTCCACGCCCGCACCGAATCGCACATCACATCCAGGTTCGACGCCTCCGCCCGGCCCCGCGCCGCATCGTCCATCAGCGTCGCAAACCCTGCCTGCGCCCCCGCCACCACCTCCTCCGTCGCATCCGGAGCCAGCGCGCACGTCTCCGCCTCCCGCGCCACCTCCAGCGTCCGCCGCAACAGCCACTTCAGCCGCACAATCCCCAGATAATATTCCGCATGCGCCGCCGTCGGCGTATCGTCGATCAACTTGTCCAGATAGGATACCCCACCCAGCCCGCCCCCCTGCCCCCGCGTTTTCAACTCCTCGCTCACCGTCAACGCATCCACAGGCTGCCCATGCTTCGCCATATCCAGAATCGCGCCCGCCACAAGCCGGTTCGCCGGAACGTAGAACCACCCATCCGTCACCCCAGCCGTCGCCAGCAACGGCGTCACCCGGTTCGCGTCCAACAGCGCCGCACCCAGCACCCCGCGCTCCGCCTCCTCGCTGAACGGTATGGGCTGCCCGGTCGTCATTGGCCCCTCCTGGCGCCGATTGTTCTGCTGCTTCGATACAACAGTTTCGCCAACTTTGAGCGCACTGAGCGTTCCGATCCAAACTTCCAGGGCTTCCCATCGATCCAGATTCCAACGTGCCGCCCATCCCGGTGCGCCCACACCCCGACGATCAGAGTCCGAACCCTGACCCAATCCGGCCCGTCGAATGTCTCGACCAAACGTTTCCGCTCCTTCGCGGCCCGCATATTTGCGTACTTGCGTAAGATGCTGTCATGCCGTCTGGTTGCGCGTCTCATAGAGATGACCTAACTCGATATTCTGTTGTTCGACCAATGCACGCACACGCCCAAGCCACAGCCCGCGAGGATGCGTGCGTTGTCCTCGCCGTAGGCCACCAGCGCAATCGGAGCGCCGCTGTTCGCCGCAGCCCGTGTCCCGTCCGCCCGGTGGAAGTGTGGTCGCCCGCGCAGGAACAGCACGGCGGCGGCCCGGCCCCACACCGACGCGAAGAACATCCGCGTTTCGGTCCTCGCCGGGATCAGCGCGATCCCGTTGCCGTGATCGGCCAACTTCGCCAGCCACGCGGCGGCGCGATTTCCAAAAGGCGGATTCAGCCACACCCGGCCCGTCCAAGGTTCGGAAAGCCCGTCCGATGGTGGGGAGATCATTCGCGCCGCCGTCTGCCACGGCATCGCGGGCGGGCAGCACGGGTCAAGGTCAAACGCGCCCAGCGTCCGCAGGATCTCAGGCGGCGTCAGCCATGTGTCAGACTTCATCCGTGCGCTCTGGTGTCCGCTCATGCTCATTTGGAGAATCCAGAAGGTCGAACAAGAGGCGTCAGCGTACCTCTTCGCGTCCGCTGCGCCTCGGCGTTGGCAGTACCGAAATCCAGCCGCCCTTGCGCGTGCCACCGCTCAAGGCGGCGGCGGGCCACCTCGACCCACCGCTCGTCAATCTCGATGCCGATGGCCTTGCGCCCGGTCTCCAGCGCGGCAATCAGCGTGGTCCCGCTCCCGCAGAAAGGGTCAAGAACGGTTGCGCCCGGCACAACCTTCGCCCGGTCGAAACACCACGCCATCAGCCCTATGGGCTTCTGGCATGGGTGTTCTCGCTCCCGTGTCTCTGCCATCATGGACAAGTCGCGGCGGCAGTACACCCCGCAACCGCCCTTCATCCACGCAAGCTCGGCGTCGGATAGGAACGAACCGAAAGCCGTGTCAAGTCGCTTGATCCAAACGAGCGTTGTTCCCTTCGGCACACGGGCGGCAAAGTGGTTCACACCCCACAAGACGACGGATGGAAAGTCCAGCCACGGGGCCGGATCAAATGGCTTGTCGTCGTTCAAGATCGGCTTGCCTTCGCCCGTTCCAATCCCATTGCCGTGCTTCGCTTGGCTGGCCACATGGCCACCGCTGAATCGGCTGTTATCCGTGTCCAGGTTCATGCCGTAGGGCGGATCGGACACCACGGCGTCGGCCTTGCCGGACCACTCCCGGCAGTCGCCGTGCCACAGCGTCACGTTCTCGTTCTGGAAGGCGATCTTCACTTCGGAACCTCGGAACTGCCAACAAGAGGCTGCACGGTACGGGCTACCGCCCGCCCGTGAGCCTCGGCGTTGGAAGTACGATGATTCCAGCTCGCCACCGCATCCGGGTACGTCTTGGCGTATGGTCCATGCGCCCCGCATGTGTTGCACTGCACCTGCACCTTCCATCCCAAGATCGTTTCGTTGTCTTCGTGAAAGACAATCGGGGTGGGCTTCGCACAGAACGGGCACCCGGCCTGCAGCAGCCCATGCCAGTGTTTGGGATGCTTCCCCGCGTACATCGCGGCCTCATCCTTGCTGGTTGCTCCGCACGGTCCCAGAAACCTCTCAGTTGCCATGTCTCACCTCCTGATTCAGACTTCCAACATCCGGCGGCACCTTACCGCCGGAAGCCGGCGGCAGGTGCGCCGGGGCGTTGGGCATATTCACGTCACCCCATCCAGCGAGGGTATTCCATGCGAGAGCAACCACTGATGGAACCTGTCCATTGCCGATGCAACGCAGTCGGTCCACCCGAGAGGCCACCCCATGAGCCATTCG